GTAGCAGATAAGATATATAAATTCTTGATTAATAAAGGCATGGCCAAGTATCAAATATATGGGATATTAGGTAATGCAAAAGCCGAAAGTGGAATGAACCCTGCTGCTGAACAAGTTGAGGGAGATCCTGACAGAGGTGGTAAAGGTCTATTTCAATGGGACGATAGAAAGTACAACCTATATAAATTCGCTGAAAATAACAACACAACATGGCAAGATCCTGACGTGCAGTTAAAATTCATGTGGAGTGAATTAAATTCTACAGAAGCGTATGCAATGAAGAAACTGGAAGCTACAAACAACACAAGAGAAGCAGCACTAGCATTTCATAGATATTTCGAACGTAGTGCAGATGACGCAAAGAAAGAGAAACGACGTGTCACTTACGCTTTAGAATATAGAGATATGTTCGAAGATAGTGACAATAGCCCTGATGAAGTAGCTAATAGTGATTGGTTGGATATTAGCAAAGGTATTAATTACGGTTTCGGACAGGGTGGCGCATATGAACAAGAAACTGGCGTCGCAAGACATGACGGTATTGATTTAAATTACGTATACGATCCCGTTTATTCTGTTATCAAAGGTTTAGTCAAAGTCGGTTGGGATCCTAGAGGATATGGAAACTATGTAATGATAAGTGACGGTGCTGGCTTAGATGTTATATACGGACATTTAAGCGAAGTACACGTCACAACCAATCAACAAGTTGTACCCGGTACACCGTTAGGAATAAGTGGTAACACTGGTTTCAGTACAGGACCGCACTTACATTTTGAAATGAGAAAAAACGGTGTTGCGTTTGATCCTATGAATTGGATTAGATCAAATAAAGGGGGTACTATTTCTGACGATGATATGACTAATACTGGTGCTACTGAAGATGCCAAAGACCTTTACAGTGTAGACTCATACTTAGATTATGGCTTTAAAAACAATAAAGCTGGTTTCACTTATGAAATAGTTGGGGATTTCCCTGACTTTAAAGCTATAGATAAGATAGGGGATAAAAATTTATTACAACACATTGTCGACGGTGCGAACGTTTTCGGTTATATCTATTATGCCGATAACAAGAACATCAAGATATACGATAAAGCTACATTCTACAAATTCGAAAACTACCCTATTGTCTTTAAATATAATAGTGATGATTTGCAAGTTAAAACCAATATCACAGATTTAGAAACATTTATAAGAGGATATGGTGGCAAGAAGAATACGAGCGACACTAAAAACTACAATCCAATAAGAAATAAAGATTTAAAGTTAAAAGGTAACTTCAATAAAAAAGGAACATGGAACACTGAAGAAATTGGATCATATTATGAAAGTGACTTCGTAGCTAAATACGGAAATGAAACACTACAATGGAATTTGAAAAAAGGTAAACAGGGCGGAACTGTTACTGTTTACTTAGACGGAGAAAAGGTTAACAGTTTCAATCAATATAATGAAGAGGCTGGCACTGATAAAGTTATACTCAAACGTGGATTAGAAAAAGGAAAGCATAACATAAAAGTTGAATTTTCCGGCGCTTCTAATGGTGTTGACTATGAAGAAAAGAAACCCGTCATGTATGTTCAAACTAATAAAAGCGATGTATTTAATTTAACTGCAGTTTTAAGTGGTAAAGAGGTTTACAACTTCTATGCAGAATACAAATCGCCACTATACGACACATATACACCAAGAGAAGCGCCTACAGTCTATGAAGATAGTGTCAAAAGCGAAGATGAATTAAAAAAGATAATAAAAGAAAAAATAAAGGAAGAGCCAACAGTTGAAGTATCAACGAACTATCTAAGTTATGATAAAATAGAAGCTAACAGTAAGGTTAGGCTAGTGCATAAGGAAATGGGCTTTAATACCGATTTAGAAGTCGTGGAACTTAAAAAAGGACACCCTCGCGTAAACAAACCGGTAGAGGTTACATTCACAAATAACAGAACGGATATATTAAAATATCAACGTGCATTAAACCAAGCTGTTAGAAAAATGGAATTAGGAGGGTAACAATGCAACTATTCACTATGCCCGTTGAATTGGGGCAAGAATTTAGAAAGGTAACCATTATTAATTTTAGAGATATTGTTTTCGAAATTAATAAAGGTAAGGTCGCGTTAAACGATCATAAAAACAAAGACAAAGTGGCACATAAAAGTAAACAAATTTCCCACTTTGACAAAGATTTAGAAACAATTTTAATCAATTTCAAAAAACGATTAGAGTCTCACATCATAGGTGCAAATGGCGACGGTATAGCAGAGCTTACTGATAGCCGAGTATCTAGGGACGGAAAAAGATTTAATATTTTCAATGACCGTATTGATTACGAATTCCAGCAAACGGAAAAGTTATTCGAACAAAAGTATAAAGAAGTCTATGGTTTGGCTACTCGTCTAAGAAATGTAAATGACTTTGGTGCTGATCCAACAGGAGAAAAAGATAGTACAGAAGCCTTTGAAAAAGCGTTCGAAAACGGTGGCTATCATGTACATATGACTGAAGGTACTTATAAAGTAAGAGGTATTAAATTGCCTAGTAACTCAATTTTAAGTGGGGAAGGCAAAGGCGTTACAACTATTAAAATGAATGATGACGCCCCTCAAGAAAATCTTGTCGTTACAAATAGAGATGTAGACGGTACAGCTAAAAACATCACTGTTAAAGACTTTAGTATCAATGGTAATAAGTTCAGACAAGAAGGCACATTAAAAGCTGCTGGCGGCTCACGTTCAAGTAACTTACGCTATGCAGGTGTTACTAATGGATATATTTATAACATCGAAAGTTATGACGCGCTATTACATGGTATAGACGTTACATACGCGTCTGATGATTACTTCTATGAAGGAGATAACGTACGTGTTGAGGAGCAATTAGAAAGTAACTTCATTCATATCGACAACTGCGAAACGTACGGTTTCGGAGACGACGGTATTACAACACACCACTCTAAATTTTTAAATATCACAAACAACTATTCACACCACCCTACAGGTGGAGGTAATAATAACGGTATCGAAATAGATGACGGTTCAAGATATGTGATGTTAAGTGGTAATACAACAAAACAAAACTTTGGTGGGCTTGAAATCAAAGCGCATGGTACAGCTACAGCGCCGAGTGGCGTGTTTGTTAATAACCATTTATCTATTGAAGATACAAGAAGTTATAACGTTAGACACATAGGACATCACAGAGCCGCAACAGATGTTAAGAGTAAATCAGCTCATGACGTTGTACTTAATAACATTACATCTATTTATCCATACGCAAACAATACATATGAAAATGTTACGCCTAGAGCGTTAGTTATTAGTGCTTATGACGGTGTCGTATGTAACAACGTAACATGCATAGGCGACGGACGTTTCCAAGCAGGCCAACCAGCAATAGCAGTTCAATTTATGAGCCAAAACATTGTCATTAGCAACGTGAACATCACAGGTTTCAAAAATGCTATGGCAGATATGAAAGTATTCGGTGGCAATAACGGTGGTAATAAAATCAAGTTTGCTAACGTTAACATTCACGACTCATCTGTGAATATTGGTATTGCAGGTGGTGCAGGTGTCGAAGGCTTTGGTATTTATAACGCTAACTTAACTGGATCCGGTAAAGGTAACGGAATAGAACTATACAACCACTACGCAGAAATTGTAGGTGTTGACGCAGTTAACTATGAATACGCAGCAGACATCGCCGGCAACAAATACGAAGTAGTGCCAACATATATGAATGGTGGCGCAAGTATAGCTTCAACAGGTAGTGGTGCAATTTCTGAAAGAAGTGCCGTTTTAGCTTCTAGTAACGGAACATTCGCATACGACAAAAACTCATTTGTCATTGCGTCTAATATGGGATCAGAGGCTTACGGATCACGTTCAGGTGTTATTAATTCATCTAATTCAAGAACTAAAAAAGATGGTTTCGCACAAACAATAATGAACTCAAGAAGTGTCGAGTCATTAGGTAATTATCATTTCCAAATGGGTTATGGCGAAGATGAAAAACCTAAAGCCTCAAACACTAAATTCGATGTATCTGCATTTAGCGGTAATGTAAGAACAGCAGGATATTTAAAATCAGGCCAAGACATCGGGGATATTGGCGAGTATTTTGAAAGCAAAACTGGAGAGAAAATCGAAAACGGTTATATTGTAACCTTAGAAGGTCGCTACATTAGAAAAGCTGGTCCAGATGATGAGCCAGTAGGTATCGTTTCAGGTACAGCCGCATTAGTTATGGGGGATCAATTATTCCACCATAAATCTAAATATAAAAAAGACGAATTCGGTGTTGTTATAAAATCTGTTCAAATGGTTGAAAATGTAGATGATGAAGGAAACATACACCGCGAACTTGTAGAGTTACCAGTCGTTAATGAAGATTACGACAATCAAAACGAAGAAGATTACATTCCTAGATCACAACGAGATGAATGGTGCGTTGTTGGTATCAATGGTCAAATTTATACAAGAATAGATGAAACTGTTGAAAACGGCGACAAAATAACTGCCATGAGAGGTGTAGGAACAAAAGACAATGCTAATGGCTATTATTACGTCGAAGAAATCACTACACCATACGACGCAGAAAAAGGTTACGGAGTAGCATTAGTATTCGTTAAATAGGAGGTTAACAATGGATATAGA